TCGACAGCTAGATCCACAATATGGTCTATGTTCAACCATTTGCGAAACCGTTGCCACATCAGTCATTCCGATGTTTCAATATGTCTTTCATGACATTAGTTGCTGTGTTAGTAAAGCACCTTGGTGCTACACTGTGTATTATTAGAGCAGGCACTAACAGTTGCAAACGTACTGCTGTTTTCAATGCTACTGCCATATGCTCTAAAGGTGTTTGCTTGACTGATGATAAATGTAACTTGCACTGCTTACTGAACATTATCGCCAACCATATCAAATAACGCAGGACCAAAACTACTTGCGGCCCAGCCTAATGCTACGATAGTGATCACTCCATAGATCAACCATTTAATCTTAAAGTCGTCTACAGTCATTTTTAGTGCTACTAACTCATTGCCTAAAATACGGACTGCTACTTCCATTTTACCTGTGTTATCTTCTGCCATTATTCATTACCTTCTTTTGTTGTTGCATGAGCATTGCCATCACGCACATTTTTTTCGTCTGCAAGACACTTCCATATGTCTCCGTCCTTATTCCAAACAAACCAATCATTTTCAAATTGCTCGTCTGTAACATCTATTAACTCATTAGTTTCATTTATTTGTTTTTTGACATACTGATTAGTTGTCCATATATTCTTTTCAGATCTTAGTAACCACGGAATACCAAGAGGCCTACCATGCAAACAAGACTGCCAGCTTTGTCCTAACAACCAGACATCATCATTTAGTAAGTTTATATCGTAGTTTTCATCTATAATTAAACGAGGATCATCTTTTAATTTACCATACAAAGCAAAATCAATACGTGGTTCTTCGTAACTAGCGATTATTATCTTTTCAATATCTGAGTTATTAAGAAGAAAATCTCCAATAAGATTATAATATGTTGATTTTGTATTGTCGTGCCAAGGATCTATAATAACTGCGTCTTGCATTAACTGCTCCATAATATACTACTATTTAACTATTTAGCCAAAAAAAAGGGCCGCCGAAGCGACCCATTTAGTTCTTATATTTTCAACTATTAGAAGCTGAAACTTAAACCTGCTGTTGGTGTAAAGTCTTCTGCGTCTGTGTCATAATCAACACCTACGCTTAGTTCTGCACCGTTATAGTTCATTGTATACTCACCACCTACGTGCTGTAGTTTGTTAGTATCTGAACCGTTTAAGTATGCTGTTAAGCCGTTTGTACCTACTGTACCTTCGTATGCAAATAGTCCTGCATCTGTATCATATGTTAATGCACCGCCAGCGTTTACTAGACCTAAGTCTATACCCGATACTGCACCACCGAACACTGTGTTTTCACTGTCTACATTGTAGTCCATTGCACCTGTGATTGCAAAGCGATCCATATCAATTGTGTATGCACCTTGTACGTTGCTGATGTCTGTTACATCTGCTGTCCAGTCTGTGAAGCCTAGTGCTACGCTTGCGCCGCCTACTGATGCTGTTAGTGATTCATTCATTGCTGGCTTTGCTAATGTTCCGTCAGCTGAATTTTCTGCATCTGTTTCTGGCATTAGGTTGTTGTCGTCACCAAATGCTAGTGCAACGCTACCTACTGTTGTACCAACTGTCCAGTTGTCTAGTGTTAATGCTTGACCATCTTTTACACTAAAGTCTAGATCTACTGATGCTAAACTGCCTGCGTCGATATTAAGATCAACACCCATTACACCGCCAGTTTTGTTAGCTGCTGTTTCAGCAAATTCTAAAGAAATTTCACCTGAAACAACTGGACCAAGTGCTGGTAGAGTTTCTTTTGTTACTGTTACCTCAGCTACTGCTGAAGTTGCAAGCATTGTGCCTGCTATTACTGTTGCGAGTATACGCATTATTATCTTCCTTTTATTAAACGCAAGTCATTTTGTGCTTGCAATATAGTTAATTATCATCCTTGCTCTAAATGTTAGCCTGATAACGAGCTAATTTTACAACAAAAATAAAAGAGTGTTGTAATTAAACAACACTCTTTACCTAGTCGTTCTGTTGCTAAGTGACCAACTCCCACTTACCTAATTTAGGCAGCTAAAGCCATTTCTGGCGCATAATTATCGTTTGCAATTATGAATTGTGACCAATAACGCAGTCATCCGGTTAACTCCACTTCACTTTCACACCTGTCGATCCTATTTCGACCCCATCAAAAACACACTAGCACTCTTATTCTTTACCCTATTTCTAGGTCCTCTATATCGAGTTATCATCTCGGGAAAGAGAGGTTATATTTCAAACCTAATGTGTTTGTGGTGGAGTCGCCGGGTACCGCCCCCGGGTCCAGTATGTGTCTACGTTGCTTCAACGTTAACAGTTTATTTATACACTATTATTTAATTGTTGTCAACCAAAAAATAGTGTTTTTGTATTGCCTGCTATAATAGCACAACATGTTACAACATGTAAGACAATCCAAAAGGTACGAAAAGCCAGTGCCTTCTTTACATCACTTTGTGTAATTGGAAGAAACTCTGGCTTATCGTTATCATCAATGCCAATTGGCATACCAACAGTTCTAGCCCATAGTTTAAGCCATCGCCGTTGACCTTGCATTACATTGCGTTCTTTTTATCTTGAATTTCTGCTCTGCGGGCTTTTGTTAATTTGCCTAAGTCGCCAAGTGCCTTACGAGCTCTTGCGGCTGCTGCCTTAACATTCTTATCTTCAAACGTTGCTGACTCAGCAAGATAGTTATTAAACGCTTGTACAATTTCTTCATGGTTGCTCATTATTTTTCTCCTATAATATGATTGTATAATTCTTTCCAGTTTACAACTTTTGTCATACCTTCCGGAATAGGTTCATGCATGTTAAATCCATGCTCAATTAGTATGGGCTTCAACCCTAGGTTTTGTCCACATACTGCATTAGATAGCTTGTCTTCGATCCAGTACAAGCCTGAATCTTTATATGGTTCTAGTGCTTCATCTTTATCTGCACCTGTATCTAAACAAACTAATTGTTCAAACGCTGTTGCGCCAAACAACTTCTCTAAATTCATTTTACGAAGTTTATATGCATTAGAGTCTAAACTTAAACTTGTAATGCAACGGAATACATATCCGTGTTCTTCGTGTAATCTCTTAACGTAATACATACTATCACGTAGTGCTGGTAGAAATCCAATAGCAGCACTTTCATTAAACTGTTTCACTAGATAGTTACCAGTTTCCTTTGTGATACCAAATCGTTTTGAAATGTCGTATAACTGATTAGCACTTTTTTGTTGTGTGTGCCCATGCTGTTCCATCCAGCAACAAAAAGCGTATTCCCAATTGAGAAGTACGCCATCTGCGTCAGTCAGTATTACTTTTTTATTATATTTCATGTAGCCTCTTTCTTGCCTTTGTTATATTATGTACTATAATAACATAGAAAGAGTGTGTTGTCAACCATTTGCAAACACTGTTGATTGTGTAACGCTTGTAATTTTAGCACCACAAGCATAGGTATCGTTTAATCTGCCTATTTGTTTGCCGTTTGCATACACATTTGAACTATAGGTAGTTAATCCTGTTTGGTGTTTCTCACACCCTGGAAATGTATGGTTCTGTTCTAAATCGCCTCGTCTTACAACGCCATGATTTTCCACAAATACATTAGAACTACCTTGTTCAGTCTTTATATCCTGTGGGTCTTTGTCACATGCAATGCCGTCATCAGAATCAGCATCGCCTACACTTACGTGAACTGTGTTTACAACATCCCCACTTAGTAATCTACGAGCTATTAAAGGCATTATGCTACATGTATCCCAGTTGTAGTTTGAATGTATTGGTTTGCAATCTCTTTGTCAGTCTTTGCCATCCAAGCAATTGCTGAACGATTGATTGTTATATTTGTATCAGATGGTACTGTAAACGAAAATGGTCCAAGTCCAAGTCCTTGTTGTCCTGCTACCATTGACATTGGCTTAGCAAGTGTAACTGTAGACATGTCTTGCTCTACTAACTTACCAAGACACTCTTCTGAATATGTCATTTTAAGTGTTACAATATCGCCTTCTGATACTTCTTTATTTTGTATTAACATTATAGTGTAAATCCTGTTCCGTTATAATTAGTGTCTTCTAGATAAGAACCTAGTTTATCGTACCCGCCGATGTTCTCTCCGTTAATACGGATTTGAGGAACTGAACGAGCGCCTGGGAAATTCTCTAATAGCTCTTCTTTTGTGTAATCAGTACCAAGAGACTTATAAGTGTACTCTAGGTTACGCATTTCACAAAGTGCTTTTGCTTTATCACAAAACGGGCAAGCTGGCTTGCCGTATATTTCAATCATAAACTAAATCCTTTTAGTGCATCCTTGTCTACGTCTTGCTTAATGCCACCAATGATATAAGACTCTACTTCTGTCTCTTGTGGTGCAACTTGTAGCCCAGAGCTACTTAACCAGTGTTGTGTCCAAGGTAGTGGGTTAGTGTTAACTGGTGCATCAAATATTGCTTGCATGCCTAATGCTTTGAGTCTGCGGTTAGCAATGTATTCAACATACTGATTCAACAGTGTTGTGTTTAGACCAATCATTGATCCGTCTTTGAACAGATAGTCTGCCCAGTCTTTTTCTTCTGCAACGCACTCACGCCACAGATCATATACTTCTTCTTGGCACTCTTTAGCAATCTTAGCCATCTCTGGATCGTCTTTGCCTTGTGCCCACAACTTCAATACGTGTGTGCTTAGTGCTAGGTGTTGTGCTTCATCACGAGCAATAAGACTAATAATCTTAGCACTGCCTTCCATTAGCTTTAGTTCGCCAAAGCCAAACGTACAAGCAAAACTTACATAGAAACGCAAGCCTTCTAGAATGTTAACAGTCATCATTGCAAGATACAGTTTCTTCTTAACCTCATGTAGGCTACCTTCGCCGCGGTGATTGTAAGCATCGGCTGCTTCAGTAAACGCATCATAATGTTTAGTAACACTCGTTGCACGAGCAATAATCTTCTCGTCATCAAGGATAGTGTCAAACACTTCTGCAGGGTCAGCGTACACGTTCTTCATAATATGTGTGTAGCTACGTGAGTGAATTGTTTCAAAGAAGTCCCAAGTAACAATACAGCCCTCTAGTTCAGGAAGTGAAACATGCGGCAAAAATGCTAGGCATGGACCACGTCCTTGGACACTGTCTAATAGTGTTTGGTATTTCAAATTTGCAGTAAAAATATGTTTCTGCTCTGGACGGAAGTTAGCAAAGTCGGCTCTGTCTTTTTGTAGACTTACTTCCTCTGGTCTCCAAAAATATCCTAGCATTGTTTGATTTAATTTATCAAAAACTGGAAACTTGAATACATCGTAACGCTGTGTATTTTGGTCTGCTCCGAAGAACATATTTTGTTTTGTAAAGTCTACTTTTTCTTTATTGAATACTGTCTTTGCCATTTTCTTCCTCTGTATCTCTATGTATAATATAGTAACGTACTTATCCTAGTAAGTCAACCATTATATTGCGCATGCCTCGCAATAATCATCATACTCTTCATCTGTTCCGTTAAATTCTGTACGTTCAACTGGGTTTTCTTTTACGTTATCATGCCAACCTACTGAGTGTGCTGGTTCGTCTGCCATATCGCTTGGATCAGTTTTGTAATCATATGTATTTTGATAATAACTAGTTTTCCAACCCAGCTTGTATGTTGTTAATAAGTCTTTAATCATTACACTCATTGGAACTTCGTTGTTCTCAAAGTGTGTAGGATTGTACGACCAGTTACCACTAATGGCTTGATCAAAGAACTTTTGCATTACTGCTACGATATTAATATAGCCTTCGTTACTTGGCATGTCCCATAGTAATGTATAGTATTGCTTTAACGACTGATACTGCGGAACAATCTGCTTAAGAGGCCCTTTCTTGGACTTCTTAACGGACAAGTAACCTCTAGGTGGTTCGATTCCGTTGGTAGCGTTCGACACAACGGAACTGCTCTCCGAAGGCATCTGTGCGGACAATGTGCTGTGCCGTAGTCCGTGTTCTTTGATAGATGCCCGTAGACTGTCCCAATCATGATTTAACTTGTTCTCCACAATAGTATCGACATCTGTCTTATATGTGTCAATAGGAAGAATGCCGTCGCTGTATTTAGTGCGGTTAAAGTACTCACAAGCACCTCTCTCCTGCGCTAATTTGTTGCTGGCTTTAAGTAAGTAATATTGGAATGACTCAGTAAGATCGTGTACAAGTTTCCACGCTTCTTTGTCTGCATAGTTTGCTTTGTTCTTTGCAAGATAATGTGCAAGGCCAATGTATCCTACACCTAATGAGCGTCTTGCTTTAGTTGACTTCTCAGCTGCCTTAATTGGATAGCGTTGATAGTCAATAATCTCTTCTAATGCTCTTACTGCTAGTTCACATAGTTCTTCTAAGTCATCTAGTGACTTAATTGTACCTACGTTAATAGCACTAAGGATACACAATGCAATTTCACCATCTTCGTCATCAATGTGCTGTAGTGGCTTTGTTGGTAGTGTAATCTCTTGGCACAGGTTACTCATGTAAACTTTGTCTTTGAATGAGCTATGCGTATTTGCATGGTCAACATTCATAATGTAAATACGTCCTGTTTCAGCTCGCTCTTTAATCAACGCAGAAAACAACTCCATAGCAGGAATAGAACGTTTCTTAATGCTGTATGCACGTTCGTACTTTTCGTATAGCTCTTGGAATACTGCTGGGTCACCAAAGTATGCTTCGTATAATCCTGGTACATCGTGTGGCGAGAAAAGAGTTATATCGCCGCCGGATAGCAACCTTTCATACATAGTTTTGTTTAACTGAATACTATAGTCTAGTTTACGTACACGATTGTCTTCAGTACCCTTGTTGTTCTTTAGCACAAGGATGTCTTCAATCTCTTGATGCCAAAACGGGAAGTGTGTAGTTGCTGATCCGCCACGTACACCATTCTGTGTACAGCAACGTACTGTGCTTTCAAACTTCTTTAGGAACGGGACAATACCTGTGTGTGCTACTTCTCCGCCTCTGATTCTGCTATTGACGCCTCTGATACGTCCTGCATTGATTCCGATACCTGCCCTTTGCGCCGTATAGCGTCCAATAGACATATCGCTGGCAAAGATGCTATCAAGGGTATCGTCAGAGTCAACAAGAACGCAACTTGCAAACTGCCTGACAGGGGTCCTGACGCCTGCCATAACGGGCGTTGGGATATTGACTTTAAATAGTGAGGTCGCATCGTAGTATCTCCTTACATAGTGCATACGTGTTTCTGCTGGATAGTTAGCAAAAAGTGTTGCTGCAATCATCATATACATATGTTGCGGAGTTTCAAACAATTCACCTGTTGAACGATCCTGTACTAGGTACTTATCAACTACTTGACGCAAGCCTGCATAGGTAAAGTTCTCATCACGCTTGTGATGTATGTAACGGTCTAACGTTGCAATCTCTTCTTCAGTGTAACTGTCTAATATTGCAGGGTCATATAGACCACGTTCGATATTCTTGTTGATCATATTAATTAAAGGAACAGAATCGTATTGACCAAAAACTTGCTTATATAAACCATAACTTAGTAATCTTGCTGCCGCATACTGGTAGTTAGGAGCATCTAATGAAATAAGATCGTTTGCACTTCGAACTAATACTTCTTGTATTTCGTGTGTAGCCATACCATCATAAAATTGTATGTTTGCATTCATTTCAATTAGACTGCTACTTACACCAGCAAGCCCTTTACAGGCTTCTTCTACTACAAAGTGTATTTTATCAATATTTAAGTGTTCTTTTGTACCATCACGTTTGACGATAATTGTTCCATTGGACATTTTTATTCCTTCTATTTTAATTTAATATTTATTGTAGTGGGGGCATTGAGTACTCAAGTTCCGATGTAAGACTTTTTGGTAGTTTATCTTTTGCAACATGGGTATCTCCGTGAAATCCGATCACTCTATCGCCCACGTATAAAAGATAATATGTAGTGGATGTTTTCGGATCTTGTGTAATATGTATCTCATAATTGACTGGGGATAACACATCAGTTAACTGCAAGGTGTAACAAATTGCAAGAATCTTTACGAAGGCACAATAATTATTTTCCTCTAAAAGTTCCCAGGGGTTTGGCCAAGAGTCTTGTGTCCAAGCATCCGCAGCAATTGAATTCAGCGGCGCTGTTTTGTAAAACTCTATTGTGTCTTGTATCGGATCGAGGCTGGTTTCTAATTGACTACGAAAGTCATGCCAGAGTTGCAGCCGCTCCTCATATTTTTTATCAAACATTTATACCTTAGTTTTTACAGTATAGTAAAAGTTAGCGTCATCATTACTAGTAGAGTTTAACACATTAATGGCCAATGTGTCAAGTTCTGAATTGCCATCTTCGTCTAATAATTCTGCCTGAAGTTTTAGATATTCTTCAAATTGGCTGTCGCCTATAAAATCGTACTCGTCAACCATGTTTACTCTGTTAGTAGTTGGGTTGATAGTAACAAATAGTTTCCCTTGGCGTACTGCATCTACTTGATTACTTACATACAAGTAATCAACTTCATAGGATTTTTTGTCGTTACCCGGAAGTCTAAATAGTTTTTCGTAAGCACCGTAGGTTGTTACATAAAGTTTGTTTGCGTATCCTTGCTCAAATATTGCATGTCCTTCTAGTTCCGGAACATACGGAGCAATGTTTATGTAGCTTTGATCATAACCTAAAGCTGCTGTTCTTTTGAATACGTCATTGTTAGAATGGTTACCATCTGATTGGTAACGTAGTATACTATATGTTGCATTAGCATCTGTGCCTGCATCATTACCTACGTTTCCATATTGGTTTGACTCACTTAGATTGTTTGTGCCTTTGGTAATCCAAATACCGTGTCTATCAATGTCATCAAATTCACACATTGTAAACACGTTATCACTTGGTCCAATTTCTTGTCCTGGTACTGCTACTGCTTGGGAACCAAACTCAACTCCGTGTCCAAGTGTCTTGAAAGAACAATTTGTAAACTTATTGTGTTTAATATTATACTTACAACGTACTCCAAAGCCAAAGCCGTATAGTGTTATATCATTAAATGTATTAAAGTTACTGCTTACTACAGTATTCTTAGACTTAATTTCAATGCCAATATCAGTATCAACATATGTACTATCGCCAGATGCTCTTGTTCCGTTTAACATAATATCACTAAACACACTGTTCTTACAACTACTTAAAGTTATTGCAGGATTGTCTGTTTGCATGTCAATACTAAAGCCCGACAAGTGAATGTGTTGCGGCTGTGTTAATGTAGTTGTAGCATTGTCTGCGGCTTCACTATCACTAGGTATAATGTAGTCGCCACTTATGCTATCTGATCTTACAGTTACAAATGCTGTATGATCACCATACTTGACAAAGCGTGTCTTTTCTTTACCTGCACCTTGAATTGTTACGTAAGGAGGCAAATAAATTGTATTGCTTATTTTGTATGTACCTGGCTCAAAATGTAGAATAGTTCTACTTCTTGTTTGTCCTTTGTAGTTGGCAGTGTTTAGGAACAACTCATCAATTGCACGTTGTATGTTGGCAGTAACGTCATTTGCTTGATCACCCATTGCTCCAAAAGAACGTATAGATACTCTGTCGTCTAGTCTTTCACCCAGTGAACGCATAACAGGAGCGTTCACATCAGCGGCTGTTTGTACTATGCCTTGCTTATAAACATAATCATCTGCTAGGTTAAAGATGTCTTCTTTATCTGTTAATAATCTAGTGTTGCCTACATAAGGTGCACCTTCGCTAACTGCTCCGTTACCGATATATAAGTTTTGTGTGTCTACTGCCCATCCAAGCTCACCTGATGCAAGTTGTGGAAGTCCTGTTCCTGCTTGCTCTCTGCCTCGACGTATCTGTATTCTTGAAATTGAAACTACTGCCACGAGTATCTCCTACGCTGTTATTGTAGTATTTAGCCATTCTTCTCGTAGTACTGGCGACACCTATTCCACCATTCTTGTTCCCACTCTGCAAACTCGTCTGGCCATAGATCAAACTGCTGATACTCTAACGCACGACTACACATAAAGATATGTCCTTCACGTATGTCTGTGCCATGCACTTCGTTGTGACCTAATGCATATGCTGTAAGTTGTAGATAGTAGTCTTCTACCCACTCAGGCTTCTTGGGCTTGTTGGTTTGCTTGAAGTCCATAATACAAGGATTGCCTTTGTATTGTCCTACCAAGTCAGTCGTGCCTGCAAAAATGCCAGGAACATAAAGCGGAACTTCACTGCCCCATATCTCATCTACATCGCCCATTGCTTCGTCACGTATAACACATGCCATCTTGTAGGCTTGCTGTGCGTACGGATTACTACCTGCTGACTCTGTCCAAACTCCGTTGTCAACATAGTCTTCAAGATACTTGTGCATACGTGTACCTACGCCACTTGCTTCAGTTACGATCTCTTGTGCTTTCTTTTCACCTACACGTTTCTTCCATGCAATAAGATGCGACATATCTTTAGTACCACTAAGGATTGTTGTTACACTTGCTACGGGTGGACCACCTGGGGCAGCATATCTGCGCTTGCCTCCAACTTCGACACGCTTTAGTTTTTCGTATTTGTATTTTTCAATAATCAAACTCATACATCTGTCTCCGTATCAAATCCAGGACGTTCAGTAAAGTAAGGCTGCTGTGAAAACGGATCTGAAAAGAAAGGATCTACTGTACTAAACGGATCGTCAAAGCCTTCTACTTGTGTTACTTCAGGTACCATTTGTGTTAGCATTTGCTCTGCGCCGTGCTTCAGTGTCATTGTACTACCTGCACATCCTGAACATGCTCCGCTCATTTCGAGCATTACTATACCATTATCAAAGCTGCTAAAGTTAACTTCTCCGCCATGCTGCGCTACCGCAGGAGTAATGTAATCATCTAATACTTGTTTAATATTTGTTACTATTTCATCTTGAGTTCGTGTAGTCATAAGGTCTCCTAAGTGTTATTACTATAATAACATCTTAAAGTTTATTTGTCAAGTTTTATAGACTGGCACCAACATCTGTAGCGTTCTGAGCCATTTGTCCTACTGGATCGCCTGGTGCGCCGGGGTTGCCTGGAAGTCCAGCTACATCATCTGTTTCGCTAGATTTCAGTTCAATTGTTTGCTGATCAAAGTTCTTAACTAATGCTTGTAGTTTTGGATCAGCATCGTATGCTGCTTTGAAAACATCATAGGTAAACTCTCCTTTGCCAAGATTTGACATCAGCTTATCAAGTTTTTCAATTGATAGTTTAAATTTTTCTTGTGACTTTAAATGAGATAGTATTTGAAAGATGCCGGAAGAGTCGACACCTTCATTTACTTTTTTTTTGAATGGTCTACTGACTCACGCTTTTCACGGCCTGCTTCTTCTTCTCCGCCTGCTGCTGCTGCATCAGCGCCTAGTCCATCATCGTCACTAGTTACTGGATCCATGTCATCCATGTCGCCCATGTCGCCCATGTCGCCATCAACAGTTGGTTCCATTGCTGGATCTTCTGCGCCCATAGTGTCAACTGGTTCACCTTCGCCTGTTAGCATGCCAACACCTTGAGTAAGAGTCTCACGTGTTGTTTCCATTACACCATACATTGCTTCTAGTGACGGCTTTAATAATGCAGTAAATGCTTCACTCTGCTCACTACCCATTTCATCACGGATAGCATCTGCTAGTTCTAACATTGACTCTGTTTGCATTTCAGCTGTGTCTTCCATCCAACCTGTAACTCTGTCAACCATATCTTTAGCTGCCATTACAAGTTCTGCTGAGTCTTCAGCGCCTTCTGACATTGTAATTGCTTCGTCAATTGATGCAATAATATCATCTGGACGTTCAACAATTTCTGCGTTTATTACGTCTAAGAACATTTTGTCCTTTGTGTACTGTTCACTTCTAACGGAGTCAAATGCTTCTGTTGTCTCAACGTTAAAAACTTTAGTACGTAGTTTGTTACGAGCATCTTGTAGTTGCTCAGTTGTAAACTTATCTAATTCTATGCGGGAGCCAAAGCGTTTTGCTAGGCTCTCGTTCAGCGTCTTCGCTGTTACTGGTTTTGTAAATTCTCTAATGTTCATTGTCTCTTCCCAAATGAATGTGCTATATGTTATTTATCACAGACCAAAAATAAATTTGTCTAATTTGTCTTTTGCACCTTGTGATTCTGCTATTGCGATGTCATATCGTATACTTCTTGACGAAATTACAAAGTCATCGTTACTTTTTTTGATGACATTCTTATAAAATCTAGCATCATTTACATGTTTTTGTATTGTGCTATCTAATTTAAGCATTTCATCTAGTTTATTGTGTCCTGTTGCAAGACTTTTTGCTATTGCTATTGCACTTGCTTTACAGAATGTCCTAGCAATTTGTTTGTTCTCTTTACAACAGTATACTAGATATCCACTATGTTTGCTTTCACGTATAATATATTGCTTGATCCGTATACTGTTACCTTTTTGCACAGGCAAAGGCACGGCTTCAAGTCCGTTATGAATAATTTCTTCCAAGTCGTGTATTAGTTGTTTGTTATTCATTTCTCACCACAAAAGTATATCCGTCATGTTGTACTTTACTTATGAGACTCTTGTGATGTAATGATTTAAGAATGACTTGTTCCCTATCGGTAAAGCTAGACAAGGGAACAGGCTTTTCAAGGGTTTCAAATAACCCTTTTTCTTCATTGGACATCCAAATTTCAAAAGTTTGTACTAGCTCATTTATTTTCATATTATTTCATCGCAACCTTGTCGCCTTGTTTGATCGTTGTCTTAGGATCTTTAGGACCACCTGGTTGTTGTGTTTTGTTTAATTTAACTTTGCCACTTGCATCTTTGCTTAGGGCATTAGGATTCTTTTTCAAATCAACTGTAGTTTTTGTACCGTCACCATGATCAATCTCTGCTGACTGGCCTGGCTTTACTGCTGTAACTTTTGATATACCTGGTGCTATTTCATTCATTTTCATTTGATTTTCTTCCTTGACCGTTTTGCATTAGGCTTAATAGTTCTGCGTCCTGTGTTTAGTCTTGACAATTTGCGTGACGCTGCGTTTGTACGCTTAGTTCTGTTTATCTTTATGTTAGTCGTCTTGCCTTTTCGACGTCTAGTTGCTTTCATTGTTTGTGCTTTTTTAGCATTCATTGGTGCTGTACACGTAGCAGCCTTAGCAACAATTCTTCCTTTACGTGTACCTGATGTACAACGAAACTTCTTTACAACCTTGTTGCCGCTTTTGCCAAATATTTGTGTAACGCCTTCGTCGACAGTTTCACAGTTACATGGTTCTGCATAGCAGCCACCACAAACCCATTCTGTAATAAGTTGGCGCAACTTCATATCTAGCGCCTCCTTGCTTTATTAAGAGCTTGTACTCTACGTGATGCTGGATTAATACGTTTAGTCTTCTTAGCCTTACGTGCCATGCGCTTGCCTAAACGTGCTTTAGTCCTTTTGAAAGCAATCTTTTTCTTTATATCAGGTGCCGCAAAACATTGTGCCATCTTTGCAACAATTCTATTCTTGCGTGGACCTGCACTACAACGATACTTGCGTACAACCTTCATGCCTGATCTGGCCCAAGTTTGCGCTTCTTCTAATTCTTCGGGGGTATGTAGCTCACGTAATAACATATAGTTATTTATCGTTGAGTTAGCCAGGCACGTTCATTAAGATAACAACAATAGTAGATAGTAGTCCTGCTACTATAGTTCCGGCTGCACCAATGATTACTTTAGTCATTGACTGCTGACCTTCTGTAATACTTGTATGAACGACTGATAGTTTTTCTTCAACCCGAGATAAACGCAATTCCATCTTCTCATAGCGTTCTTGGCACAAATCTACATGTGCTTCTAGGTTTTCTTTTTCTAAGTTAGTGGCACCAGCCATTATTATCTCCGTTCATTACGTGTAAAGGTAAGCCTTGATGATGTAAATAATGCCTGGTAGTTTTTATGCTACAGTATTATTTATCACTTTCTCGAATATAATATTCGTTGATTGCTTGTTTTTGGAGATAAATGCTCTATTATCTTTATCTTTAATAGTTTCATTTAGATCTCCAATTACTGGCACAATATGAAAATCATCTATTAACATAGACTCATCTAGACCATCTGCATAATCAATATCAAAATAGAATGTCCAAACTTTATGTTTACCTTTGTACTTCTTACCAAACCCTAATTTATCAACACTGACTGTTTGTATAGTAGGTGCTTGTTCAAACATAGGATTTACTCTAAGTCCTAGTGTCTGAATCATAGTTAGAAAGTTTTGCTGTTGCATTATTTCATAACGGTCTTCGCCTCTACGAGCATTTGTCTGTGTTACATCGATAAGGGTTTGAACTTTAAATCTCATACTATTACTTATAGCCACAAAAAAAGGCCCACTTAAAAAGTGAGCCCTTTGTGTGACGCCTGCCATTACGGCCGAATCACGTTCCTAAAGGTAGCTAGGAATTCTTATGCTAAGTCGCCTGCTGTTAGTGTGATAGCTGCTACAGTTGATGTTACACCTGTTGCTGTGTCTACTAATGCTTTAACTGCTGCTGCTACGTCTATGTCAGTGTTAGCTGAAACATATGCGTTTGCTGTTGCTGAGTCAACCATTATACATACAATGTTGTTAGCTCTTTCGCCAACGTGTACAATGCTCATTTGTGTTTGAATTGCACTAATTGCTTTTGAAAGGTTACCTTGTGTGAACGCTGCAATGCCGTCTGCTGATGCTGTATCTGCTGTTGCTACGTTTGTTCCTGTAATCTTAAGGATGATTGGATCGTAACCGTAAAAACTACCTGCTACTGTTAAACCGTTTACTTTTGCTGCTGTTGCCATTTTATTCTCCTAATGTTTTCTCTAATGGCAAGTTCATTCTCTATGAACTTGTTATATATTATTTATCATCTGCGGCAAATATAATGTTCTATTTGCGCTGTTTTGCTCTCTTATGCAGTGTTCTTAGATTTTGTACATATGCAGGCCCTGCATTTACTATATCGTCAATCATCTTAATAGCTGGCAAATAGCCTTGTACCATATTACTACTAGCTGCTTGTCCGTTCTTTGCACTGTCTAAAAATCTTCTAGTTGCTGCAAGATTCTTGTTACCAACTAGATATCTATACAAACCTATTTCAGTTGGATTTATGCTTATATCAGGAACACTTACTGTTGGCTCTGGATCTTTAACATTAGACTTTTCTAAGTTCTTAAATGCTGCAAACTTTTCAAAGTCTTCAATAAAGTCTGAGCTACGTAGTTTTGCTCTAATTGCATATATCAAACGTGTTGCAACACGTTTGCGCTCTTGCAAGTTAAGTGACGGCCAATATGCAATGTTTCTTCTAATAAACTTATAATCAGCATTTGTTATGTTAAGACCTGCTTCTAGTTTAGTAAACAACCCTGCTGAGTTCTTTGCAACACCGTTCTTAAGATCGTTGATATACCTGTTAAGATCTTGTACAGGAACTCGTGTTACTTTCTTTAGCTTCTTAGCAGCACCAGGATCTTTAAGTTTGTCCTGTGCTTTTTCATCACCTACAACAAAATAGATAAAGTTGTATAGGTCTGAGCCCATTGCTCTGTAATACTTGTATAGTTCAAAGCCTGCTGTCTTTCGAGCATACCTTTGTACATATCCTTCAAAGTCTGGATATTGACGCATTAGGTCCATTGCAAGTAAAGTAAGATACATACGTTCGCAACAATCTGTATAAGTGAGCTTCTTAGCACCACTCATATCTCTAGTCATTCTTGCTTCTTGTAGTCCTTTAATAAAGTCCAAGTTTATTTTCCTTTAGCAAATGCTCTTGCTTTACGATCTGTGTCTGCATCACTAGGTGCTGCAAAATCATCACCGTCTTTATCTTGCTTTGGGTCATACTTTGGTTGTGCCATTGGCTTTTGTTTTTGTGTGAAAGCAATTAACTGTTTAATTGTTCCTTCAGTCTCACCTGACTTGTTAGCAAGGTCCTTCATGTTCTTTGGACCAAATGCTGCACCCCAGTCTGTCATGTGTTCGCCTACTCTAGAGAACTTCATAGCTATTGTATCATCTTTTGCTTTAGCAGCAATGTCCATCATTTGGCGCCCTATTGCTACAACTTTTCTTTGTTGGTCAGTAAGGTCAAAATTATCAATTTCGCTCCTTGCTTCTATTGCTGTTACTTCATTAATTTTCATTATGATATCCTTTGTGTAAGTTCTCTAATTCTGTTTAGTTGTCTATCTGCTAGACTTTCTGTAGGCACACTCTTGCCTGCTTTTTCCATTGTTTCTTTCCATGGAGCAATTAATTCGTTATAGTTAGGATCGCCTTTGAGTTTTGCCAGCATACTTTCAACTGTATGGGTGTCTGGTTCTTTAGCACCTTTGCCTAATAGTATCTCAGCAATCTCGTCCCAGTTGTTGGAAACTACTGCATCGCCATTGTTAGGATCAACTATACCTTTGGTTGGACTAAACTTATATCCTCTAC